GGGGCGGGCTATAAAAGGCCCGCCCCTTTTTTAAGATAGGAGATGCTATGAATGGCCTAGAACGAAGACTAGTGGAATTGAACGAAGCACTGTTGAAATTAAATGCTGGGGAGAAATTAGACCCTAAGATATTTGATCAAGCAAGACAAGTGTTAAGTGGTGGCACTACTATTAACACTGGGCCGGGCGATGACACTGTGATAATAAACCAAGGAGCAGGAGATGACTGTAAAGAATGTCCCCCAGGACCCCCAGGACCCCCAGGCCCTCCGGGACCTGCAGGAGAGGTTGGTCCGCCTGGAGAACCAGGCCCTCCGGGAGAATCTGGCCCTCCAGGACCTCCTGGTCCGCCTGGAGAATGTTCTAACGCATGCAATAGAGTTTTGGTATCGCAAGACTACACTGCTAAAGTGGATGATTATTATATTGGTGTTAATAGTACTGGACCGGTTACTATCACACTTCCCTCAGATTGTGCAAATAGTTGCGAGATTGTGGTAAAAGCTGAAATGGGACCCCCATTAGGTAATCGAAAGATTACCATAGTACCGGCTGACGAATGGCAAACTATAGACGGGTCTTCAGAGTACATAATTGAAGTTCCGTATCAGGCAGTGAATCTTATATGCAATGGAGGTGACTGGTGGATCATATAGATGTCTCTCCCACTAATCTAGAAATATTAAGATTAGCGAAAGAATTAGCTTATAGTGACTATAATAATCGCAAAGCGGACCTGCATAACAGGTGGGTAGCAGAAAGTGATTATATGTGGAGAACCCATAAGTTGAGAGTCGCTTATCCACCCATACCATCTTTTCCATCTGAAGAAGATATAATGAAAATTGCATCTAGGTTACTTGAATTTTTAAGTATACCCAGAACTGATTTTGAAAATCAAGCTGCTATAAAGGAAGTGACAGAATTAATTTATCAGACTACTATTGATTTAGACGAAGAAAAACAAATTGTAGAACCAGTAGTATCTAACTCTACCGAATTAACTACCAAAGAAAATTCTAAAGAAGATGTAGTAGAAGTTACCAAAAACAACACCGTATTAGACAAAATCAAAAAAATATGGAAATAACCTTAAGGAGACTAACATGAATAATAGACCTAAAATGTTTAGAGGACCTAAACAAAACTCTAAACCCGGACACTATCCGCAAGACCGTTACTGGCCCCACGACTATCATTGGCGAAGGTATTGTAATTGGGATGACAGATACTGGGATGATGACAGATACTGGGATGATGACAGATATTATGTACAAGAGCCAATTAGAAACGCTGGACCAAGCGGACCGAGTGGCCCGAGACCAGCGAAAATGGAAGAAAGTTATTGCGATTGGTATATAACTATGGCGTATCAACAAGGATACAAAGATGGGTTTAAAGCAGGGTTAGATTATGCAAAACAGGAAGAATCTGACACTGTAATACCTGAAACTACAGAAACTAAGGCAGAAACTAAATGAGCTACTTATCTAACCCAACTAGTAAAACAGACTACGGTGTTGTCAAAGTAGGCAACTTTATAGACGTAGACACTGACGGGCTTATTTCAAGTCCTGAAATAATCGCAGGTCCTGGGGTGTCAGTAGAGTATGATATTGGGTACATCACAATATCTTCTACCGGGGCCGATTTAATTAACGTATACGGCACAACTACTAACTATACTGCTACAATAGATGACGAATACATTGGAGTTTATAGCACTAATGCAGTTACTATCACTTTACCACCAGGAGTTAACGGTAGAGTTTATTATGTCAAAGATGAGTATGGACAAGGTTCAGGAAAGATTACTATTCAACCTAGCTTAGGTGAAACCATCGATTCTAAACCTAATTATGTTATTAGTATACCTAATCAAAGTGCAGCTATGGTGTTTAGAGCAGGCATATGGCGATTGATTTAAAATAAAAGGGTCCTAGGACCCTTTTATTTATTTACGTGGGCTAGCTTGATTTACGAACGCGTACATTCGTTCGGCTGTTTCTAATATTTTATCTAAGCCTGGAAATTCTGGCATTCCCACTTTAGTAACGACTTGCCCAGTCTTGGGATCCTTTTCGACTGATGTTTCCCATCCCATATACTTGTAATGAAAATCTTGCGCCACATAATCTTTCGCCATTGCTAAGATATCTGAGCGTATTTCATATCCGTTCTTGTTTATTTTCAATTCTGGCATTGAAGGTAATTTGTTTTCCATTAGTGTCTCCTCATGTATGTTAATATCTATTATAGGTTTATTAAACCTATTAGGTTAAAACCAATATCGATGATTTTTATACTTTGCCATTATTGCGTTTTTTCTAGATTCTATTAGAACGTCCATAAAATTGCTGAGCCAAGCATAAAATTGTTTAAATGAATTTTTCATGTTAATGTCTACCTATTATTGTAATATATTCTAGCGTGAATCTTTCTATGTCAGAGATAGTCAGAGGACTCTTACTCAAAACATATTTTTCTAATTCAGTGGCATATGATTTTTCTTTGCAGAAAAAATTTAACATTTTCTGTAGAATAATCATATCCATTTCCTAGTCTTCCACAAGGAAGCGCAATCAGGTAACATGGTTGATACTGTTGTGATAGCGGTCAATCCAGTATCGAATGCTTCTCTAGCGATATCAGCTTGTATATCCACAATGTGATTCAATGCAGCGCTTACTTTAGAATCGCTGATGAAAGCACTAACTGCTTGTTTATTTGTTTTTTGCACCATGTCGATCATGGCATGTGTAATTGAACTAATCATATATTTTCTCCTGTGTGTGTTGAGCAATTGCTCATTCTTATTTATATGCTGCACCCGCACATAATAATAAACTATTGCGAAAAATGGGTAATTATATAACGTCTAGGACGTGATACTTAACGTAAATTGATTGATGATAGATATTCTGACAATGATCCATGCAATGACATCCACATTGCAATCTTACTATCATAAAATCTAATGAATGGTTTATATGGTTTTGTTTTTCGATCAAGTCCTAGATAATAAGGACATTTTATCTTTTTATCCAAATCTATCAGAAATCGATATTGCCCTTGATTACTTAGTGAATAGGTATAATCAAAGTATTCGATTTCTGCTAGAGTGAATGCGACAACCCCATCATCTGTCAGTCTTAGACCAGATTGTCTTTTGGTAAACCACCATTTGCTCAGCAATGAATCAATGGGAAAATCATGATCATTGGTGAGTTCTTTGGGAATTTCAGCTAAGACAGCTTCGGTAATTTGTTCTTTTAATGACTTACTCGGCTTCATTTGGGTACACAGTAGTACCTTTATTCATAAACACCACAGAAAATTTATCTGTTTTAAACTGTGCATTCAATTTCCTACAAAGGTTTCTAGCATGTCCCGGATTGCTAAAACTAGTTTTTTTGTATTTAGGCGTAGTGTGTGAATCTAGGTAATGCTGAGCCTTTAAGTTGATAGGTTGATCATTATAAAACACTGCCCATATGCCAGCAGCTTCTATTATTTGATCACACTTATAAGTCTTCTTGTCTACTAGTTCTAGTAGAATTTTTGGTTGAGTCCTACTCACTTGAAAGATCCGCCTTTAATATCTAATTTAATTACTGGCTCAACATCGGATTTCTTTTCAGTGTCTGCGAACTTGTCTGCTATTAGCTTAGCCAACTCGTCGCGTAATCCCCTGGCTTCGGATATCGGGATTACTATGTCTTTACCCTGTTTACTTTCTATTATAGAAACTTTATCAATGAACCGTTTTATATGAATCATAAGTTATTTATCTGTACTTTTGCCTCATCTTCAGTTTTAAAAGGTCCTAAGTATGCATATCGTTGAACAAAAATATACTTCGGACAAAATACTACTTCAGTAGCTGAAGGTTGTTTCAATGCAAACCAACCTGCCGCATGATAGCATTTACTCTTGAGTGTTTTTGTATACAGATGCAATTTACGCCTTACATCCAACATTGAATTATAAACTTTATTTGTGGTTGGATATTCTGAATACGGTAAATTAGTACCAGCACTAGGAGACTTTAAGGGTTGAAATTTAATATGAGTTTGCCGCTTAAGGTCGTTAGTGTCTTCATATTGAGTGCTGCTCCCGTGTATCTTTAAACTGACACCCGTGTTAGTTACGACAACGTTGCCTATTTTATTTTCGCCGTCAGTAACTATCCAGTATTGATCTTTAATTATAGGTTTAGCTACTAAGTTCGTCATGTGATTTTCCTTTATTATGTATTTCGTAGTATATACATGACCGCGTCTGAGTCGGGAATCCTCACCAGATCATGCGGATACTTATTATGTTCGCCGCTACTGTAGGCGCGTGCTTCTTTCAGAATTTCTTTTACACTAATCATTTTGGGATGCAGTTTTGTAACTCTACCGATCATTAGTCTGTTTTTATGCGCTACAGCTACTATAGAATCGACCGTGATTACATTACCCAATCGATCAACGTGTTCAATCAGTTTAACACTTTTGTTAGATGTCATTTTTAGTTAATTCGCTAATCAAAAGTAAATGGTCGTGGGCTTTTTTAACTGATGGGTTTGCCAGTAGTTTATTAGCCTCAGCGATCATGGCGTCTACACCAGCACTAGCTAGTTCACGACAGCTAGGACTAGTTAGGGTGGGCATTCTATCTGCAAATTCGTCACAGAATTTTTTCCACACTAATGCTTCATCTTTCGTAATTTTACTATGCATCGGTTTTAAGTTGCTAGCTTTGACCATAGCATCAGAAATGGCATCCAGTGCAACTTGTCCAGCTGCAATCATAGGTGCATAGTCGGGATTTACATTGTATTTTCTACTAGTAATACCAGGATTGCAAATGATTAGATGCGTCCCTTTTGGATAGCTATCTAGCCAAGCACTATCATATTCTGCAACAGGTATGTAATCGTTACCAATCTTTTCATAGTAAACTTTTTTCATTATATTACTTTAGCAGTGGGCCTACGTATGGCTGACTTAGCCATCGGCTATAAGTATCAGCCTGCTCTGAGATTTTTGTGAGTTCGAACTTACCACAGAACTTAAGCAGATGCATGCCAACTTGTCCGATAGCTACACGCTTTAGACTGTCAGTAATCGAAGTGTCTACCAAATGTTTGATATTGTCTGGCTGAGCTTTAAGATCGATTAATGTGGTATTACGTTCGTAATCATCACGAACCTTATGTTCGACTCCATTGTGGTCAGTCCATCGTTGCAGCATTAGATTGTTCCAACTAAATCCTTGCTTATGCCGATCTTCGAATGCTTCGATCAATCCAACTTTGTTTTTTGACCCTTTAGTACGAACACCGGGATAAGCAGAAAACACATTGTCAGTGGAGTCGCCGCGCATTACTTTCTCAAAAAGTACAAACGCGGGGTCTCCTACTGTTTTGGGTAGCTTGGTCTTCTTGTCAATGACTGGCTTTCCTTTGTTATTTAGAATGCCATTGATCGTGAATAGTTCCCCTGTGATACCGTTATAGCGGGAAACCTTCTCACTAATCAATTGATCAAAGTCAGTGTCGCTGGAATTGATGATGATTTCATCGTCTGGATGAAGGTAAATAAACCGAGCGATGATATCGTCAGCTTCTGCCTGTGCTTGTCGCAATACACTGGCATTGGTCTTGTCGTTGAGAAACGTAGTAAACTGACTATATGCATCCCAGAACAACTTATCTTCTTCGATTTCTTTTTCGGTCAGCGAAGTTTTATCAACAACGCGATTTGCCTTGTATGGCTTGTAAAAATCTTTACGCCAACTACGGCCCTCGAGACAGAAAATAACATGGTCTACCTGGTGCGCCCTGACAACCGCATTGATCGATGCAAGTGTGATGTGTAGAGACATGCCTACTTTTACCCACGGGTCTTCGTTGCGAGAAGCCACATGTCGGGCCCTAAAGAAAATGTTGGCCGTGTCATTGAGAATGTACCTCATTCAATTATCCCATTAAAATAAAACATGCACTTATTATACTATATATGCGTTTATAAATCAAATATTTTGGTTTGAGATAAATAAAAGTGTAGTTCGCGGAATGGGATTCCCAACTACTCTAATGCTTTAGGGAGCAATCAGCAATGTATTTAGATACGAGTAAAAGATGCTACGTTTATTGGATTCATTTGTCAACTAACCTCTGTCCTGCCGTTACCAAGGTCCCTTGTTCTAATAATACGAATATCATCACGATTTGTAGGGTCTGCTTGGTCTTGTTCGTAGATTTCTAATGCTACATTTCGGCACACTGTCTGAAACCATCGATCTACGATATTTTGGTCTGTGTCTTCTTTCTTGATCTTGTACCCAGCCCGAATCAGATTCAGAACAAACTTATCATTCCAATCTAACTCGAATGACCCATTATTAATGTCAGCAGGGTCTAACTCTACCCTAACAATTGAGATATAAGGTTCATCATTGCGTGTTGCTAACTCCTTAGCACTAAGCTCTGGTTCTTTTTTAGTTGGTTTGGGCTTTCGTGGGGCTGCTGGTTCTGGTTGTTGAGACTCAGGTGCAGGAGACGGTTGTGCATTTTCTGGTTTCTTCCTAAACCATTTAGCTATTTGTTCAAACATTATTTTTGTACCTCTCGATAATAACAGAGTATTTAATTGCGATTTGTCTAATCACATAAACTTTTATAGTTATACGGGTTTGCCACCAGTCCAAGTTTCGTGTAGTTTAAAGCTAGCTAAGTTTTTTGCTTTTGCTTCTACCATTACATCAGCCCAGTCCCAGTGCGACTTAGCCCAAGCATTCACCGCATCAGACCACATGTAATCACTATGGGCACGTAGCTTTTGCTTGTTGTGACCTTTATTGATTAATGCCTGCAAGTCGGGTAAGTCAGTAGTAGAGTGACCGGTGAGTACATCTTCTCGGCTAACACTATAATGCATCGTAGGACGAATACCTCGCCAGCTGTCAATGACCATTTTAATACGATCATCTGTAGCTTGAATGTATTCCCCGCAATTAACCCAATGATGATGGATGTCCATAACGATTGGACAAAGGTCTTTAAGCTCTAGCACAGTATCTAAGTTGTGCGTAATTTCTTCGTTTTCAATTGTAAGACAACTGCGGGCTTCGGGCGATAGTCGTTCATACGCGAGTCGAATGCCTTCGGGACCGGCTCGACCCGAAATGT